AGTAATTGTGAAATTCGTTGTTACACCAGAAGATGTTTCTGTCTGTCTAGTGATTGTTGAGAATGGAATATTAACAGTTACAGTCGTTCCAGACCCTACAATTGTTACACCTGCTCCAGTAAATTTAACGTCAGTAAATCCAGTTCCAACACGAACTGATCCCGATTGGATTCCAACACCAGAAATGATATTACTCAGTCCACTACCATCACCAATAAATGAAGTAGCAGTAATAACACCAACTGCATTAATTCCACCAGCAAGAACATTAATACCACTTCTTGCAGTAACAATACCAATAGAGTCTACGTTCTTGACATCTTCATATGTGATTGTTCCACCAACACTTAGATTGCCAGTGAACTGAACATCACCTACGACATACAGTGACTTTCCTGTTGCAGCAGATGAGGTATTAATTCCAACAGATTTGTTAGTAGAAATGCCAATGCTATCAGTGTGCCAAGTTCCTCCAGCACCAACATTGCCACCACTCGCTACTATCCACTTATTATTTGGGTCATCCCATTTTAAAATATAGTTGTTTTGTAAACCAGTGATATCAACATCATCAAGATCTTTGATAAAACCTGCTCCACCACCACCCATTGTTGAGAGTTGAGTGGTAATCCTATTAATAAAAAGTCTATAATGATTTGATAGATCATCAAGAGTCGCAAACTTTTGATCAAGCGGTGTTAATGCATCAGTTTGCCCACCTGCTTTTTCTTTTTCAGATGGTGGTTCATTAAGAAGATAATTTTCTTGTAACTGCTTTTGATCTTTTTTGATTAACGAGGCAATATCCTTAAGTTCTCTAACAGTTGATTTTAAAGAATCAACGTCTTTTATGATAGTAGATATTTCATTATCATAATATTTGACTTCTGGAAGTAAATTTACTTGTTCTTTAAGTTCATTGAAAAACTTTAAAAGTGTTTCATCTGTCTTGATGCTCTGCTCATTGATAGAAGTAATTTCTTTTTCTAACTTCTGTTTTATTTTATTCTGCTCACTCAGAACTGCTTTTTTTAGTTTTCTATCATCATCTTTAAATTCTCTGTGATATTCCCAAACTTTTAATGATGACTTACTTAGTTCAGAATATATTTTATCTTTAGTTTCAGTTAATCGAGTATTAGTTTGATCAATCTTCTCACTAACATTATCTTTGAGGTTTTTGACATTTATATTTTGTTCAAAATCCTTTACTTGAATAGTCTCATTAAGTTCTGATACCTCAAAAGATATCTTTTCTTTAATTACGTCAAGATGCCCTTGAACTCTAGTAAAATCTTCGTCAATAGTATTAAAAGTATTCCCAATCCACCTAAAATCAGGTACATCTCTCGATTTTACTTTATTAAGTTCTTCTACAAGAGATGATATATCACTATCATAGTGTTTGATTTCAGGTAAAGATGTTATATCTTCTTTTAATTGTGTTATCTTATCATTAATATGTTCAATATCATGATCATAATACCTTATTGTTGGTATTTCAGGTATTTTTGATTCAATTTCAGTTAATTTTTCCTCAAGATGTTCATTTTTTACATCTAAGTCATCAATTTTATTACTTTTTTGATCAAACTGTGTAAAATATTCCTCAATATGAGTTAATTTACTACTTAAATTACTTAATTCTTCATCATAATATTTTATTTCTGGTATTTCTGGTATCTCTTTCCTTAAATCATTAACAAGGCGTATCAGTTCTGACCATTCTGGTGCAGTCTCTGATAAAACAGGGTCAATATTCTCTATCTCTTCAACTAAAACTTCTTCTTTGGGCGATTCTGTAATATAATCTTCTACTGACGGAAGTTCCTTTTCATCTATAAAATCTTTATAAGAGGGTAAATTATTTTCCTCTACTATATCATTTATTGACGGCAGGTCTTCGTTAGACATTCTATTAGTGTAGTACTTTGGGATTTCTCTCCCTGAGAAACTATTTATCTGTCTGACTTGCTTGCTTTAACATTTTTTGAAGGTCCGCTGTAGAACCGACAAATAGGGCATTATTGACTGTAGTAGGTCCTTTTTGATCTTTTTCCTCACTAACATCTTTCAGTTTCTTCTGAAGATCCATTAACTTATCAGTAGCATCGGAAACGTTTTTAATAAGTTGACCTGCTACTTCATATGCTCTTGGCATCTCACTTTCTTGAGCAAGTTCAAGAATACCATTGATTGCTTCTTGTCCTTTTTCTATTATTGAATAAAGATTACCTCTAGTATATTCGTAATCTTTATTGATGTCTTCAGTTGATGATTTGATTTTTTCAATTTTATTATCAACTTTTGTTTTATCTATTTGAACATCTGAAACTTCAACGTCAAATGCCTCATCCAAACCGTCATATTTTTTAGTCATAATAGTAATTAACTAAATCCTCCATCAAATCCAAAGTTATCTCCAACTTCAATGAATGAAGCATCTGCTTTAGTAATGTTGTAGATAGCAGAACCTAAAACGTGCTGCTGAATCGGAGTCTTATCTTGTGCTCTTCTAACTGTTAACTTATTATCAATTATATTGTCAACGTACATTTGCTCTTCGCCCATGTAGATATATGTTTTCTTGGTAAACTTAGTACCATCTGAAACTTCAATCACGGTGTCTTCAAAATCAATGTTTGCTGTTAACTGAGCAACTTCACTTCCATTGTAATCTTTTAGTGCTCTTGGTTCTACAGTGTAAGTAACATCTCTTTCGTACTGAGTTTTTCCTTTTGTTCTTGTTCCTGCAATATATCCAACAGAAACTTTTTCAACAATAGAAGAACTAATATCTGTAAGTGGTCCGTAAAGATAGGTCTTTGCTGTAAATCTAAAAGTATAAACTAATGCTCTTCTTGTATCAAAGTTGCCTTCATAATCATCTTCCATTGATACATTATCAAGCACAACTGGAGTATTAACTACTTCTGTTAATCCACTAAGAAGTTTAACCGGTATGGTGTACGCAGGAGTAAAATAGGGTAAAATCTGCTCAGTTATTTGCAGCATATCATCATTTAGTTTCGTCATTACAGACAATTCAAAAACCATATTATATGGTACTGGCATATATGCTTTTTTAGTTTGCTCTCCGTTATCACCAGTTATAACAAACGTTTGAGATTTTGATACTTTTCTTTCGGGATCATAAGTCAAATCAATAAACTCAAAAGACATTCTAGGCAATGTCATTTGAACAGGAGTATTCAAATCTGGAGTCTGTTCTAATCTTGCTAAGAACTTTTGTGTAGGTCCATAAGCAAGAGGAACTTTGACGACACTCCAAGTCTCATCATTTCCGTCTTTGTGTTTAATCTCGATACCGTTAAACAGAGAACCAAATGAAATGATTGTAGATCTTAGAATTTCGTTGTAGAAATACTCAAACATGATCTTTAAAGAATATACTTCTATTTAACAGTTTTATGTCTAAGGCATTCCAAAAGGATTATTCTCACTAAAATCAATAACTAGACTTGCTTCTCTTTGAATATTATCATTATCTGCGAATGGAGTAACCTCGTCGTAAATACCTACCGTTCTGATAACACCAACCGCAGAAGATTCTGAGCCAGTGATCGTTTCGCCTGCCTTGAAGTCTCCACTGACTATTGAAATCTCAAGAGTATTAGCAACTGCATCATACTCTTTAACTCTGGCTGTAGTACCACTAGTTCCACCTGTAACGATTTCATTATACACAAATGATCCACTTGATGTAACTATTCCAGCGACTGGTTTTGGTAATGTAACATCTGGCGCTATAACATATTTTGCTCCACCATTTGAAATATAGATGGAAGTAACGAATCCTGCAGAACTGATAGTAGCAATGCCTGTTGCTTTTACAACTCCATTTACTTCTGTGTAATAGTTTTTCTCTGAGGTATCATTTGAAATTGTAACAACAGGAGGAGAAGTATATCCACCTCCACCAAATGTTACAGTTATACCTGTTACTATTCCACAATTTTGTATGCCTACTTCAACATTTTGAGTTGTTGTAGCAAGACCAACAGTGGAATTATTCACAACAAGAATTGAAGATCCAATGCTCGTTACAAAAGTATCTTTTGGTATAATATAAACTCTTTCATATGGACTATCATATCCAGTCTGCAGTCTTACACGGTCACCAACTACCATATTAGTGGTATTGATTCCTGTAATAACTGTTGAACCTATACCTATTGTTCCAGAAGTTATAATAGAATCAAATCTTATTGTAGAAATTCCTGTAGCAATAAATTGAGTACCTATACCACCAGGACCAGCAACTGCGACATCTGGAGTAGAAACATATCCAAATCCACTACTACCAATAGATATGGCACTAATAGTACCAGCAATAGAAACAGTAGCAGTTGCTGTTGCTGTAATCGGTTGAGGATTTGAAAAACTAATCGTTGGTTGTACTGTATATCCTGCCCCAATAGTTGCTCCAGTTCCGACACACCATAATTTAGTTCCTGCATTAAACCCAACTGCTGTGACAATTCCTAAGATCGGATGAATAGTAGCAATACCAACTGCTACTTGAGACGGGGTTGCAGTTCCTGTTCCAAGTCCAATTGAAACTGTTGGTGCTGTTGAATATGCTCGACCTGTTGTAGTAAATGCAACAGAAGTTTCATCAATACTAGATCCATCAACTCCTCCGCCATTATCAATGGTAGCAACTGCTGGACTTGTTCCTGGATGAGCAATAACAATATCCGGTGCGCTTGTGTAGAATTTACCTTCTGTGGTTATAGCAACTTTTTTGACTGTGCCGCCTGCTAATGCGATTGGATCCATAATAGCAGAAGCAAGTCCAGCATTACCGCCTCCTGTTGGAGCACCAAAAGTCACCGTAGGTGCCTGTTTATAATAAACACCTCCCGTAGTTCCATATGGGAACAGATATGCAGATGCACCAATACTAATAGGTGCCTTTACTACACTGACTCCTGCTCCCACTTCTGACGCAGTATTAAGAATAGCAGTTGCTGCGGCACCAACATGTTTTGGAGTTGATATTCCAACAATTGGTGCTGTAATATATCCTCCTCCGCTATTTGCTATTGATACTGTTTGTACAGAACCTGTTGGAACAAGAATACTAGTAGCAGCAGCTCCAGCACCAGAAAGACCTCCTCCGTGGAATGTAATAATAGGTGCTACAGTATATCCACATCCAGCATTTGTTACATTTACTGAAACTATTTTTCCTGATGTTCCGTCACACCCAATATAATCATAAGTAAGTGATGCTATGCCAACTGCTGTTGTTCCTCCTGGTGCGGAAGAGAAAGCAACTCTGGGTAGTTCTGTATACCCTCTACCCATATTTGTAACTACAACAGATCCAACAGAACCAGTTATGCACAAATTTGAGGTTGCGGTTGCTTGTGTACTGACTCCTACAGCAATAAGTCTAAGAGTCTTGATATGACCAATCTGTTCAATTTCTTCGTCAATATCTTCGATTCCAGTATCAATAACTTCATCTTCATATCTGAAGAGTTCACATCTCAGTGTGTAAACATAGTTCTTCTGTAGTTGATAAAACGGTTGTTCGTGTTCTACATACTTGATTTCAAATAATCTCTCTCCCAATGGAAAATAGATTAAATCTCCTTCTTTTGGTCTAGTTGCTAGTTCAACATTAGGAAGATTTTTAATTAAAGGAGTAATATAGTCTTCAAACCTTTCTCTAGACACAACCAGAGTTAAATCATCTTTCTCTTGAATGCCGAATCGTGACAATATAGTGCCTTCTCCGCCATAACCATCATAGTTATCTACATATGCCTCAATAGGATATGCATTATCAAACTCAGATTGTATGACTTCTTTAATTACAGTAAACTTTGTAAGATATTTGCGAGGCATATAATATACCTCAATACCATACATTTTTAACTGTTCGTTGACGAGACTTTGGATTAATCCTTGTTCTCCCTTAGTTCCGTTTTGAAAAAATGGATTAAGCATAGCATCAACCGATCAAGTCTAACGGTGGAAGTTCATATGTACTCATCATTTTTTGCTTAATCTCATCGATTTCTCTTTGTCCGTCATCAAATATTTGTCTACCATTGAACTCAATGCCTCCAGGAAGTTTTACACCCTGGAACTTCATCAGATTTTGACCCCATTGTCTTTTGATAAGAGATGTTAGATATGGTTTTATGAATGAATCATTCCAAACTCGTGAATAATCGTTACCATCCAATACTGACCAGCAATCTAAAACTAGAAACTCTCCTGCTTTTAATTCCGACCAATCTACGTCAAGATACATTCTATCTTGTCTTTGATTGAATCTAATTTGCTTATGAGTATTAAGTAAAAAGTTTATTGTTTCCAAATAACTCATAGTCATTGAGTAGGAGGTAAGGTCATATCCCGTTGCTCCTGACCCTTGAAGTCCCGCTATATCACTTAACATCAACTGATATTTAATGTTAAACATTCCAGAAGATAACCCTTCATTATATTGAAATACTTTATTGATTCCAATAATTGATGGAGGAATTGCTATATAATTGCTATTTTCGTAATATGCAAATGTAGTATTAGATCCAGCAATATTTGCAGTTGCTGTAATACTAGTTATTCCTGATGTTCCACCATCGCCTGCAGGTGCTCCTGGAGGTCTAGCCTTTCCTCTATTAACATCTGCGTCAGTTACTTGATACTTTAAATATGTTTGACTTACCCCATCAAAGTGTCTTTCTTGGAAAAACTGAACAGCATCATCAACTAAATCCTGCAGTTGCTCCTCAGCAACATTAATCTCAACAACCGGAGCACCCAGTTGTCTTAAACAATAATCAATTAATTCTTGCCTAGTTGACGGTTTTGCCATTATTATAAGACAGTTCTTTTTTATTATTTAGTTAGACCGTAGAAATTCCAGAATACACATTGATATTACCTCTGGCAATACTATAAGTGCTACTTCCTATAGAAGCAAAGATATCATACTCATATCTTCCACCTTTTATTTGTCTATTAAGAGTGTCAGATAGCGTAATCTTAAATTCTCCCGCACTAGCACTTGTAATTGATTCTGTAAAGTTTGCCACCACATCCATTGATGCTGCTTGACCAGTGGATTTCATCATTCTTGAATGCATCGTATGGGAAGTCAAATTATAGTTTGACCTATCATTATTCAAAATCTTAAATGTCTCTTCAAAATCAACACCAGTATACATTGTAAGGTTTACCCCATAAGGAGTTCTTACTGAAGGATCAAAGGTAATTGTATTATTTGCC